TTCAATTAACCTGTCAGCCACGGTCTGTAAATCGGGTGTAAGTGGCAAATTCTGAGCCTGTGCCATATAAACAGCAGGTGACATCATAGCCATTTTATTTTTGTCAGCTTCACCTTGTACAGCTAAATTAGCTGTGCTTTCCATTTGTCGGATAGCTGCAATAAGTTCATCATTCGAACGTCTGACAACTCCATATTCAGTTAAATAGATGCTATAATTAGAATATTCAACATCTTTAATTTGTGTTGGACGTTGAGCGATATTCTCCTTATAGAGACGATAATCAACTCCTACATGAACGCCATCCGGTTTAAGTAACCATTCGTAATTTTCAGCTCCAGGAGCACCCGTGAAGTCTACAGGACTTCCATCCGTATTCGGACATGCTGCATTTGGATTTCTTACTTCGTAATCAATACCTTCTACTGCTGTTTCATAGTTACGCTCTGCTACCAACCAATAGATTAAAATTCCTTTACTTAAATCAGTCATTTTCTTATTTTTAAATTATTTACATTAAATAAATTATCAGTCCTTGTCCTGGTGTAATAGAACCTATGCCAGTCACAAATACTTCTACATAATCACCTATTGCAAAACTAATAGGGGTTGAAGTTAATATAGCAGGTACAGTTGCCGTTCTGGTTGTACTTGCACCGCTATTGAAAGTAAGTACTGTTGAAAATACAGATACGTTATTCTTTTTTACAGCTACAATCAATTCACCAATTATGTTTGTGAAACTTTGTGCTGTTTGAAAAACATATCTGTTTTTTCGTACTGTAGTCGAGGCTGTTATATCCGTTGTTTCATCAGAACAAATTAAAGGTATTGTATTCAGGATCTTTTTTTGATCTGTAGTCAAACCCTGAGCACTTATACCTGTATCTGTCGTATCAATCCACCAATTCCCATTAACTCCAATGATAGGGGTTATGCCATTTGAACCCGCGTTCCCTGGTATTCCTTGAATACCCTGAACGCCTGGCAATCCATCAATGCCATTTGTACCATCAATTCCATTTATCCCGGCTTCTCCTGGGTCACCTTTGTCACCCTGTGCTCCTTGTGCACCTCTGAAACCTTGAAATCCCTGAGTTCCTTGTATACCTTGTTCGCCCTGAATACCTTGTTCGCCCTGAATGCCAGGTGCACCATCAGCTCCAGGTAATCCGGCTGCCATCCCTGCATCAATTGTTGAACCATCAGTTAGCGTGATAATCAAATGCCCGGCTTCATTGATAATGGATGTACTAATACGTTTATCCAGGAGCGTTTGATATCCTTCTACATTTTCAGCAGGTATTGTATCCTGTTTATGCCAAAAAGAATCTAACCAGGCTGCAAATTGCACCTCTGTTGGTTTTAGTCCCTTTTTGAACCACAGTTTTAATTGTGCGATTGATACCATGATTATACGACTTTAATGATAAAGGCTAATACATAATAAGGAGGTCGGTTTTCGTGTGCCTGGCCACCGCCTGCATTTTCTGTTATATTTCCATAATCAGCACCACCTATTCCCATTTCTCTTCCTGTTGTATCACTTTGGTCATTACCGGCATTACCCAGAATCTTATGGTTATGCGCTGGCATTTCTGTGATACTTAATTGTACTGTTGGCTTACCTCCTGTATTTCTTATTGCACCATAGTTTGTGGTTGTATCCGTTACATTTACCGGTAAATTAAGCGTTCTTTCGTCATAACCGACAATAAACCTTGAACGCAAATCAGGAACAACACCGAAACCTTCAACAGTAGCTCCATTACACAAATTATATCCGACAGGAATTGAAACAATTGCACCGCTCCACATGATTATACCACCTTTTGGCATCATCAGGTTGCTCAATGCGGTTAATTCTTCTTTTGTGGCACTTTCAGCAGCAAGTTCGAGGTTTGATTTTACTCTGGTAAAAGTATTCCAAACAAAAGTATCAGCACCGCCAACATTACTCCCAAATTCGACATGCCTACTTACATAAACATCATCATAAGTTTCATAACCAGCTGTTATTGCTTCTTTCAGTTCAACAATATGAACGTTAGAAGTCAAAGTCCCGGAACTGGCTACAAATGGTAGTAATTCACCATTGATCACTATCCAACCTTCCGACCAGTTATTAGCTGAGGTATTGATACACCCGGATAATATATAATTGCTTCCCCCAAGAGCGGCCAGTTGATAGGCTTGTTGCGAAATAAGCTTCATAAATTCCAACGCCTGAGTAGACAGTGGAAAGTTCTTGAGATTGTTGGTGAAATTAATAGTATGCATATATCGCTTTTTTAGATAGTAATTTATAACTGTTTACAAGTGATTTGATTCTATTCAGGTTGTCATCACCTGTAAGAACTATCGGTATCTTTACTTTGAAATTGGCATAATCACCGATTGTTTCAACCGAATAAATAAGCAAAGAAGAATCATCCGGTATCATAAGTTGTGAATCAATCAATGATTCATCATAAGCAAATACCCAGTTACCTCCTTGTTCGTAATCTTCAATTATAAAATCCTTATTTCGCTTTGGAAAAGCATCGTTCAACACTTTACGCAAATAACAAACCTGTCCGTTATGATTCAGGATGTACAGGTTCTTAGTTCTATTCGTAAAAAAACGATCTTGTAAATCGGAGATAGCCGGCATAAGAGACTTGAGATATCCGATAATTGAAACCGGTCTCAAAAATGTAGCCTGTAACAAAACGGCCAGCTTATTAAAATCAATCGCTAACAGTTTCATAGGCTTTATAATCAAGAATTAAATCAGTATCAACATTAATTTTAAAACGTCCCGAATCCGGAACAACATAGGCATCAACCGGAATAAATGTAACTCCGTTATCGGAACTGGTTGCAACGCTTACCAATTCAGCCATTACAACACCTTCGAGTACTTGTAAGGCATCAATCAGGGCATTGTTTCTATATTCACCATTAAATGGTAGGGAGCTTATAAATGCTATGATTGAATCTCGAACCGGAAAACTACCGTCAATACTTGAACCGTCTGAGTTTAAAACCATCGGGTTATAGTAAATCGTTAGTTTAGCTTTGAAGTATTCAGCAGGTCGATTTATAATTTCAAGTTTTACCCCGGCATCTTTCACCTCTTTAAAATAAGCAACTAAGCCCGCTTCCTGGTCTGTTGAAATCTGAGTAAGTCCTGCACCGGCTACTTTTAGATATACCACGCTACTTTTTTCAACAGCAGCTGCATATTTCACCACATGTGCGGTCGATATCTGTGCAGCAGTTAAAGTAGTCGTATCATACATATCCGTGTCCACAACTAGCTCATAACCGTACATAAAAGCCAAAGCCTTGTTAATGTACCATTTCTTGCTGTGAGGCTTTAATTCGGCTATCAGGGTATCAATATCAGCCTTATCAGCATCAAATATCTTTTCCAAAAAACAGATCGCTGTAGCAACGGTAAAGAATATAAACCCTTCGAATGATACTTTTGAAAAATGATCATCAAAAGCATCGCCCAACGTGAAGCCATAATAAGCTGCAAATGTGGTATTATTCATAAAATCAGCGGTCATTGTCGCTTTAATTTCTGCTGTTGTCCGTGCCATTCGTGTTATTCGTTTTAAGTTAGCTTACTAAAAATTCAGTTTCAATTGCCCAGTATTCAATACCACCAATATCATCTCCAATCGCTCCCTGAATGAATGTTGCCGGTTTAATATTTTTATCGCTATAATAGCTTGCAATTTGATTATTTATTACTGACACCTTTGTCAGTTCCCATCCGGCTTCAATATCATCTGTTATTGCAATCAAGTTCAATAAGGCCATGTCGAAAGCAGCTTCAACACTTCCTGTTGTTTGTAAGGCGATATCAAATAAACTTTGTCCTTGAAGTGCTGGAATTGAATTGCTTTGTATTACATCAATATTGCGAATGATCGTATCAACTTCTGATGATATGAGTTGAGCCTGATAAGTTAATAATGTAGCAGGATTAATGCTTTTGTTTTTGTAATATTGTTGAATATCATATTCAATCACTTCAGGTAACTTCAATTTTTGTCCAGGAACTAAGTCATCAGTCATATTAAACCCGTTCAACATTGCTAATTCAAATACCCCTTCAATAGAACCAAGTTCCTGAAGGGAAATATCGAATAATGTTTGACCCTCTTTAACTTTCATATCCACCATCAATTTCAAGTTTTCCACTATCATTAAATCTGCATGACCGGACTGTTTGTCCATCATCGCGAAGGTTTTCGCAAATTTCGCGAAGCAAGTCTGAAGGGTTATCATCGTCAATAAAGGAAGCGATTCCAACACCCAGGGTTGGGGCTTCTTTTATTTCTCCTTTTTCTGCAAGCAAAATGATTCGTTGGTTTTGTTTCGTCACATCACCAACAACCATCCCGGATAAAATTAAACCATTAGAGTCCCGGACTACCTGAATAACAGGTTCGAAATTATCACCCAATAATATGCCTATTCCTTTACTCATTAGTGTTTAATTTTTGTATTCTCAATCTCTGAATAATCCCCGAGCTGCTTTCCTGTTATGGCAGTTTTCAAGGCTATTTGCAAAGCACTGGGTGAACCATTGCCAGGTTCCGGTACTGGAGCTCCTGAAATAACCGTTATAAAAGCCTGAAGTAATGAATTTGTTTTTCCCAGTTCTTCAACTAATTTTGGTGTAATCGTTAATCCACCATTTTCACCTCCATCAAATACAATGCTTTCAACTTCAGAAAACATCTCAACAAACATTTCATCACTGTTTCCAATACGACTGACAATCACTGAAGACTTGGAAACAGGAGTAATAACCATTCCTTTTTTTGCATCTTCGCCATCACCTATGGCAGAACGTTTTCTAACTTCAGGGTAAAGTGTACCGGATAAATCCCTAACATCAACATAATCCTTATCCGGATAATTATTTTCGACTATTGCCAGGAATGTTTTTTCATTGCCTTTTCCAATAAGTCGTATATTTTCTAGTATCTTTTGTTCAGCCGTCATAATAACTTAACTGTTATATCAATCGTTCTACGACCTCCATTTCTATCAGCCTTTACTTTCGTTTTAGTGATATAGTAAGTGCCTCCACGTTCGTCATATTTCGGGTCGGATATATTTGCTTTCATCCCGGGTTGTGCAAATGGTTGAAGAAATGTTGTTATACTACCTTCATAACCCGAATACTTGTATTTTTTTATTTCTTCAGTAGCCAGTTTTTTGAGTTCTTCAGTACTCGAAACATCGTAAAAAAACAATGTACGTTGGCTTCCTTCCTTATCACCAACCTCAGCTTCAACCTTTGTGTTATTCGGCTTTATCCAAATTGCTTTTACCTTCAGGCTTACATCATCAGCATTCCGGTATTTAAGATCATCAGCTTTTATAGTATTATACCCAAGTTTATACTTTACAGTTCCACGATCGATAACATAAGCTAATCCGGAATAGAGCGTTTTCCCCATAAAAAATACGGTCACTCCATATTTTTCTTTCATCAATTGTAAAGCTTCGAGTTTGGACATATTAGCCGGGATAATAAACTTTGTAAAGTTTATATCCGGGATATTGTCGCTTAAAATAATATCAGTACCCGAAACCAAATACTGAAGTACTGATTTCATATTTGTTGACGCCCATGTTTTTGTTTCGCAAGGCCTTCGCAATTGGTATTCGTAACCTTCGCATTCAATCTCAAGTGGAGTTTTATAATTCAACCTGAAAATAAAACCTTCGAATTCAAGTCGTATGTCATCGTTATAACCCAACCAAACACTAATTTTATCACCACGGGCAAACTGTGTGGCTGTCTGAACACTTTCTCCAACCTTTTTATCTTTATAAACTAAACGTGATGATATAGGTATCTGAATCTTACAAGACTGATTAATTTTAAATATATCAAGCTCAATATCGACTGAATGAAATGAATCGAACGATAACTTTTTACCATCAGCCCGATTGATTTCTACATGTCCTTTTAGCTTTACGTACATTATGAAATAATTAGTTTAAATTCGATATCACTTACTAAATCACATTCAAATGCCTGCACATTTTTCATTCCCTTCAGCTCAGGTAATTTTAAATTTTTGATCACCACCTTTTCATTCCCTTCAAAAAGTAATGAAGTACGAGCATTTTGAATACCCAGTGATTCAGAAGACTTATAAATCTCTTTTAAATCAAATACCTGTTGATCTGGATAATCACCATCAGGTGAAACAATGATACCTTTTACAGCAATATCCCAATCATCCATTGATATTTCTTCTTTTACATTCCCCTGGGCATTGACAAGTTGAGTTTCAACAATTGTTTTCTTACTGACAATAGATGAAACCGTGTTTTGAAGCATAAATTTAGTTCCATCAATCTTTATCAACCAGATAGGCAAAAACACTTCATTTCCATTATTATTTAACCCATAAAATGGAGAACCTTTTATATTTGATTCACGACGATCCGAAGGAGTTGCGAAGGAATAATCCGAACTATCCGAAGTTTTACCAAACAGTTTATTTTCAACCTTATTTTGCAAACCAAATAATAATGGTGGAGCAGTATAACCCCATACACTTTTGAAGATTTCTCCCAAATCAAATTCATTGAATTGATAGTTATTTGCCATATTATTCAGTTGCTAATTTATTTGAACTATTCAAGACCTGGGCTAATGCTTCCATTACCATTTTTTTAATATCATCAGCCCCTTCTCTTATAGTAGTAGCATGTATGGTTATTTGGCCAACCATTTCTTTATTTAAATTTATCGTGATGTTAGTTGGCCTACTACCACCACCGGCAATTCCTTTTATTTTATCTTCCGGATTTATTCCACCATTTCCACCACCGGCTAAACCACTTGTCAAAGAACCTGCATCAACACCACTCTTTTTATCAGCTTCACTCTTTGCAAAGCTTTTAATTCCTTTATTATAACCTTTAGCCCAGGTTTCACCTGCCTTTGAACCATTATCTATGGCAGCTTTTATAATTCCACCACCGGCAAAACTATTCCCATAACCTTTAGCCACCTGAGAAGCACCTTCTTTGATACTACCCCAGTCACGTGCAAAAATTCCATTAATAATCTTTCCAAGCCCAACAAACATATCAACCAGTCCGTGAACTGTATTCATTACAGCATCCTTCAGAAAATTGACGAACAATTTAAAAGTATCCCAAAGTCCGAAAACAATACCCCTGAACCAGGAGAACTTATTCCAAGCAATAACAATCATTGCAATTAAAGCAGCTATACCAATAACTACTAAACCCACCGGATTAAGAGCCATGGTGCCATTCAAAACAGCCTGGGCAATTGTCCAAAGTTGAATACCCCATGTTATCAGTTTAAATGCAGCATAAGCAGCTAAAGCTACTCCTGTAAGTTGTAAT